AAGCAGACTAAAGAAATAATGGACAAGGTTCACGATTTATTGCATGATATAGACTTAACTGTTACAGGTTTCAATCTGATAAACCTCAGATTTGAATTTAGTGATATAATGAGAGACCCAGATGGTGTTACTAGACATGGAGTCATGCGATTCCGAGCAATAATTTTAGGCACAAACTAATTTTAGGAGAAAAAAATGGCAGCACAGAAAGGTAAAGATATATTAATGAAAATTAATACCACTGGTAGCACTTTTGTTACTGTTGGTGGTCTTAGGTCTACATCAATAACATTGAATGATGAATCAGTAGATATAACTAATAAAGATAGTCTCGGTACTAGAACCTTATTAGCAGGAGCAGGAGTAAATAGTGTATCTATTAGTGGTTCAGGAGTCTTTACAGATTCTACATCTGAAGTACTTGTTAGAACATCATTTGCAGCTCAACAAAATTCATCTGATGGTGCTTCAGCACAAACACCAGCATTTAAAAACTTTCAATTTTTAGTAACTGGTTTAGGTACTTATACAGGCTCTTTTCAGATAACAAGTATTGAATATGCAGGTGAGTTCAATGGTGAAGCAACATATTCAATGTCTTTTGAATCAGCAGGATATATAACATTCGCAGCAGCGTAATATGAAAGAAGTAAAGATTAAGTACAATAAAAGTCTTATTGATGGGTTATTGTATAAAAATTCTTTGACAATACCTGCCGATGTTAAGATTGGCGAAACTCTAAATATTGATGGTGTTGATACAAAAGTATTATCATCACAAGTAAATTTAAGAGATAATATACAAATAATAAATCTTGCAAACGCAAGTAAACCAAAGGAGATCAAGTCAGATGGCGAATCCACTAAAGGGTGAAGTATTAATAACCCTTAACAAAGAAACTTACAAATGCAGATTAACAATAGATGCATTAGTAAAGATTGAAGATGAATTAGATAAAGGCATTTTAGAATTAGCTACTGCAATAGCCGAAGCCAAAGTGCGTATTCGTACACTCTTAGTCGTTTTGCGATATGCCCTTAGAGGTGGTGGAAATGATTTTGATGATAAAAAAGTAGGCGAAATTATTTCCAGTGTAGGAATAGTAGTAGCATCAACCGAAGTAGCTAAACTCTTAGTTGCAACATTAACCGATAATGACTCAGATGAGGAAGAAGATAAAAAAAAAGCAATAGCATGACTGCAACCACAATTAACTGGACAGATTATGTAAAAATCTGTATTGGTATGATGAATATGCGACCTAATGACTTTTGGAATCTATCTCCTCGTGAAATGTATTTAGCTATACAAGGTTTTAAAAGTTTTCATGCAAGTGGTGGGCAGAAAGAAGAACCTATGGATTCAGGTAGATTAGAAGAAATGATGGAGTTATATCCTGATGGCTGACACTATTGACAACCTAGTAGTTCGCATAAAAGCTGATACTAAACAATTACAAAAAGAATTAAAACAAGTACAAGGTAAAATTAAGGTTACTGGTGCAGCTGGTGGTGCAGCATTTGGTGGAATGGCAGGAGCAATGTCAAAAGCTAAAGGCGGTGCATTAGTATTAACAGCAGCTTTAGTAGGTGTTGGTGTTGGAATATCAAAAATTGCAAAGGTTGGTTCACAATTTGAAGATTTAAAAGATTCATTAGACCAAGTTTTTGGAAGTATTGATGCAGGTGATGCAGCCATGAGCAAAGTATTTACCTTTGCACAAACCACACCATTCCAAATAGAAGATGCAACAAAGGCATTTATAGCACTTAAATCAGCTGGTATTGAACCTAGTATGCAAATGCTACAAACATTTGCTGATACTGCATCTGTTTCAGTTGACCAATTAGGAACATTTGAAGCACTGATAAGAATGGTACAAAGGTCAGCTTCAGGTGGAATGGGTCTTGAAGAACTAAATATGATCTCTGATAGAGGTATTGATGTTCTTGGAATTCTTGGTCAAAAACTAAATCTTACAAAAGATGATATAGCTAAATATGGTAAAACTGCTGAAGGTGCAGCAGCAATGGTAAAAGCATTGACAGAAGGTTTAAATGAGAAGTTTGGTGGTGCTATGGAAGCAAAAATGGATAACTTATCCACAAAAACTTCTAATATGACTATTGCTTTTAAGCAGTTAGCAGATGAAATTTTTACTAGTGGATTAGACACAATTTTGAAAAATTTAGCTGATAGATTTACAAACATAGCAAGTGAGATGGCAGAAGCAATAAGACTATCTAAAGGTGAAGCATCATTAGAAGATATGGGGATAATTGAAAGTGATGACCCTGAAGATGCTCTTTTTGGATTAGATGCATTAATTGCAAATACACAAGATAAATTAGATGAAATTGATAGAATAAAAAAATCTCCTGAATTTAAAAAAGCTATGCAAAGTCCTGCAATGGATAGTATAGCTGGTCAATCTTTATTAGCTTCAATGCTAGGTCCAGTTAGTGAAAAAGAACTTAATAACATAATTAAAAGTGCTGAAAAACAAATAAGAATAATAAATAGAAAAATAGAAGATGCTACTACTAAAAGAAAAAATAAAGATGCGTTAGGTGGGGGTGGTGGTGATTTTGTAGCAGGAAATATAGAGGGTTTAATAGAATTCCAAACTATTTTTAAAAAATTATTAGAAGATACAGTTCCAGAAGCTACAAAATTGAAAGACCAAATTGCGTTTATCCAAAAATTAATGGACACAGGTGATGAAAAAGAATTGCAAGGAATTATGGCTTTTCTTGGTGTTAAAGATGTAAAAGAAATGCAAAAAGTTATAGACCACCTAGATGATTTAAAAGGTGGTTTAGAAGAAGTAGTTACTTTTAGTAGTGAAATGCAACAAGCTATAATCAATGCATCTAATGCATTTACTACTGACTTTGTAAATTCACTAATGGATGGTGAAAATGCTATGGATAGTTTTAAAAACTTTGCAAAAAACATTGTCAGTCAAATAATATCCACATTTTTACAAATGGCAGTAGTCAACGAAATACTTAACAGCGTATTTAATTTGAATGGTACGAGCAGTGCATTGCCAACATTTAGTAATACAAAAGCAGGTGGTGGAACAGTACAAGGTGGTTCACCTGTGTTAGTTGGAGAAAGGGGTGCAGAAATATTTGTTCCTAACACTGGTGGTACTATTATGAACAACATGAATAGCAAAAATGCTATGGGTGGTGGTGGCACTACAGTAATTAATCAGTCTATAAACTTTGCTACTGGTGTTGTGCCTACAGTTAGAGCAGAAGTAATGAAAATGATGCCACAAATAGCAGATGTAACAAAAGGTGCTGTTGCAGAAGCTGCTGTAAGAGGTGGTTCATATAGGAGAATGTTACAAGGTGGCTAAATTAATAACAATGCCTAATACGCCAAATTTCGTTAGAAGTAATTTTTCTTTAATAAGAACAGTAGGAATTACATCTTCACCTTTTACTGGAAAAATTAAAACACAAGAATATGATGGTGTGTATTGGACTGCTGAAGTATCACTACCACCTATGCGTAGAGATGTAGCTTTAAATTGGCAATCCTTTTTACTTGATCTCAATGGACCTGTTAATACTTTTAAATTTACTGACCCTGATGCTTTAAGTAATTTGGGTACATATACTACAGCACATTTAACAAGTGAATTGCGAACAAATAATACAAGTGTAACCCTATCTTTTAACAGCAATGGAACACTAACAGCAGGAAGCTCTACATTTAGTAGTACAAAAGTTGGAGACTTTATAGTAGTAACAGGTGCTACAAATGAAGAAAACAATGGAACACACAAAGTTACAACAGTAACAAGTAATACAGTAGTTGTTACAGATGGTGATTTTACAACTGAAAACAATACAGCAAGTTGTAAGGTACGAACCAATGTCAAAGGTGCAACAGGTTTGTGTCTTAGGGCTTCCTCTAGTGGTGCTAGTGGCACTATAAAGAAAGGTGATTACCTAAGTGTACAATCAGCAGCAAATACTACAGGAACACCTGCACAATTAGTAATGGTTGTAGAAGATGCAACAGCTACAAGTGATAGTGGTAACGATTTTTACAGTGTAAAAACACAACCAAAATTAAGGTCTGATTTAGCAACTGGACATTTTGTAGTTTTTACAAACCCAAAAGGTAATTTTAGATTGACAACTAGTGAAATAAGTTGGTCAGCAGATGCAATTTCTAATTATGGAATAAGTTTTTCCTGTACTGAGGTTTGTTAATATGGCTACAAGACAAGGACTTGATGCATCTATAGTAAATAGATTAGGTGCAGATGAACAAGCAATATTTATAGCAGTCAAAGCACAATTTGACACGAGTGTTATAAGGTTGTGGTCAGGTATAGATGACCTAACAATTAGTTCTGAAACTTACACTGGTGCAGGTCAATTGCTATCTTTAAGTAATGTACAAGAATCAACTGAGCTAAAATCTAATGGCGTAACTGTAACATTAAGTGGTATGGACACTACAGTTTTAGATTATGCATTATCAGAAAATTATCAAAATAGATTTATAACAATTTTTCTTGGTTATTTAATGGGTGGTACTAATGAAGTTGCTGGAACATTAACTCTTTTTAAAGGAAGAATGACTACATTGACAGTAAATGATACACCTGATGGTGCAACTATTACTATAGATGCAGAAAATAGATTGGTAGATTTAGATAGACCATCTAACTTTAGATACACGAAAGAATCACAAAATTTTTTACATAGTGGTGATACAGGTTTTAACAGAGTTGCATCATTACAAGATAAAGAAATAGCATGGGGTCAAAGTGGCTATGGTACTGGTGGTGGTGGTAGTGGTACAAGGCGTGGTAATAGTAGAGTATCAGAACAAGAAGCATAATGAAAAAACTAATAAATTGGGAAATTTATTTTGATGATTTTATTAAAGTAAATAAAAATAAATCTTTTGCTTGGGGTTCATGGGATTGTTGTATTTTTAGTAATGCACTTATAAAAAATATTACAGGTGAAGATTTAATACCTAAATCACTGAAATGGAAAGATGAAAAAAGTGCTATGCAATCAATAAAAAAATATGGTGGTACTTTATTACAAAGTATTGAAAAAGCCTGTGCAAAAAAAAATTTAAAAGTAATAGATATTGCATATATAACAAAGGGCGATCTCGTAGTATATAAAGAAGAATCAGAATTAGTAGGTATATGTGATGGTATGAATGTACTTACTCCAACAGATGATTGTATTGGTGTTAAAAATAATCTAAATATTTTAAAAGCGTGGCGTATAGATGGCTAAGCAAATAAAATCAGCGATTGTAGCAGCATTAATGGTTGCAGCTATTTATTATGGTTTAGGTATAGAAAGTACTTTATCTATATTTAGTTATGGTGCTACAGCTTCAGCAGCTATATTAACATTCACTACAACCCTATTAGGCGGTGTCATTGGAAAAATGACATCAAAAGGTATAGCAGCAACATCAGATAATTTTGGTTCTAAATTTTCTACTAGGGAAGCAATAGCACCAAGACAGCTCATATATGGTGAATGTCGTGTTGGTGGCACTTTTGCACACATGCAAACAACAGGTACAGATAACTTTCTATTTCATGCAGTAGTAGTTTTAGCAGGACATGAAATTGAAGAATTAGTAAGTGTTAGATTTGGAGAAACAGATTTAACAACAACCACTAGTACAATAAATGGTTCTACTGTGCATACAGTTACAAATTCTGATTACACAAACACAGAGAATGATAATAACTTTGGTAGTGGAAGATTAATTAGATTTACAGTACAAGATGGAAGTCAAACTGCTGTAGATGGTTTTATGAATGCACAATTATCTACTATGGGAACTAGTGATAAATTTCTTGGTTGTGCATATGTTTATGTACAAATGGTATTTGATGCAGAAAAATTTGGTAGTGGTATGCCAGCGATGTCATTCAAAGTAAAAGGTAAAAAATGTTTTGACCCTAGAAGTAACTCTACTGCATGGACTAATAATCCAGCTTTACACATAAGAGATTATTTAACAAATACACAATATGGAATTAAAGCACAAACAGTAGAGATCAATGATACAACTAATGCAGGTGGTTTTGCAGCAGCAGCAAATATATGTGAACAGAATGTAACACTTGCTGATAATTCAACTACAGAAAAAAGATATACAGCAAATGGATTTTCTAACTTTAGTGCAAGTGGTAATGGAATTATAGAAGGTTTGTTAAGTTCAATGGCAGGTAAAATGTCTTATGTTAATGGACAGTTTTGTGTTTTTGCAGGTGCTTCACAAACACCATCTTTAACAATCACTGATGATGAATTGTTATCATCAATTAGTGTATCAACAAACCCAAATGCTGGTAATTTATTTAATAGTGTAAAACCAATTTTTGTAGACTCTACACAAAACTATGTAGCAGCAGATGCAGAAGTTTACAAAGATACAACATTTTTAAATGCAGACACACCATCAGGAGAATCTACAGCTAATTATGTAAAGCAGATGGAGACACAATTGCCATTTACAGTTACAGATACTATGGCACAAAGACTGGCAAGAATTGCATTAAGAAGCCAAAGACAAACAACAGCATTATCGTGCATGACTTCTTTAAAATTTATGCAGTTACAACCTAATGACTGGGTATATATGACAAATGAAAGATTAGGATATAGTCAAAAAGTATTTGAAGTAATTTCAACAAATATGGAAATTATGGATAGTGGCGATGTACCAGTTATGGGTACTAGATTAGAGCTAAAAGAAGTTGCTGCTTCAGTATTTAATTTTGCTACAAGTGATTATACAACTGGTCAATCAGAAGGCTCTGATGTAACTATAGGTAGTTATGCAGTTACAGCACCTAGTAATTTGTCTCTATCACAACAAACCAACAAAGATGGTGTTACAACTAAAGTAGATATAAAAGCATCATGGACTAATAACTCTAGCGATAAGGTAACACTTACAGAGGTGGCTTATAAGCTAAGTACAGATGGTGCATTTACCTCAGACTTTACTGTAGGAAAGGGCGTAGCTGTAGCCCTTTTACCTAATGTTGTAGTAGGTAAAACTTATAATGTAAAAGCAAGGCATATAGATGTTAATGGTGTTGCTAGTGCTTATACTAGTG